CGCTCCCTATCTCGACAAGCGAAAATGGGAAATCGCAGGATTAGCTAGAGAAATGGGGATTGATGGTTCAAGCATCTGGACCTGTTACGCAGGAGGTTCTGAGCCATGCGGAGTTTGTCCCGCTTGCAAGAAGCTCGTCGATTCTGGCTTATGATCGTAATGCTGGATACCTCCACAGATTTTGATCTGTGTGAAAGCGAATTGGGGGTCAAGGTTGAACAGTTATTCACTCCGCTTACGGGTCTGAATCCAAAACGTCCTGAAGGTAAATTTGGAATCGACAATGGAGCATTCAGCAAGTTCAACGCTGATGCTTTTATGCGGACACTCAAAAAGCATGAGCCAAGAAAACACCTTTGCCGCTTTGTGGCTGCACCAGACGTTGTTGGGTCAGCAATAAGGACTTTAGAATGTTTCAACCACTGGAAACCAAAACTAGCGGAATGGCCTGTTGCGCTGGTTTGCCAAGATGGTCAGGAACACTTCCAGATTCCTTGGGATCAAATTGACGCAGTTTTCATCGGTGGATCAACCGAGTGGAAGATGTCCCGCTTTGCAGCTGCAATCGTAAAGGCGTCAAAGATCATTGGTAAATGGTGTCATATTGGACGCATCAATACTCCCGGTAGATATGAGTATTTCGACGAGTTAGGTGCAGACTCATGCGACGGAACCGGACTGGCTAAGTATTCTCACATGAGAGAATCAATCAAAAGGTCTCTAGAGAATCCGAAATTGCTATGACCCAGAGCGAGTACGTCAAACACTCTGGCCTGACCAAAGGTCGAGTTTCTCAGTTGGTTTCAAAGGGGATGCCTTTGGACTCAGCAGAAGCCGCCGACGCTTGGCGTGGATCATCGGCCCAGCGAAGGAAAGCGGCTATCGAAGCCAGCCACATTCGATCAGAACCTCTTGATGGACCGTATCGACCACCGGAAGCCGAAGAGAAGGTGGACCGCTCGCAGGTCGCAAATGACACGCCGCAGGGAGCCTACGAGCGACAGAAGGAGATCGAACGTGCAGCCTATGGTCTAGCCGTTGAAAGTCTCAGAGCGCGGTCTCTGGACGCTGGCCGCATGGTCTCGGTGCATTCGACCGCCGCAAAGAATCTGATTTCTGCACGGCAAGACGTTCTCGACCTCGCGGAGCGTGAGCGCAAGTTAGTGTCTGGCGATTGGGTCAAGAAGGTGATGCAGGACCATGACGGTGCTGTTGCTCAGTTGCTCAAGAGTATGCCCAAGCAGCTTGCCGGTCGCATTGCACCGCATGATCCAGAACACGCTGAAAGAGAGCTTGAGCGTTGGGTTCAGGACGTTTGTTTGAAGACGTTACACCAGACAGATCCATGGAAATCTTGAACTGCCAGAAGCCGCGAGGGTTGGAGGCTCTCAGACAGAATCGAATTGCTCTCAAAGCCATTGAGCGTGACACCGCTCTCCGGTTCCTACCAATCGCAGATGACAAGCCATCACGCATTGATGGATTCGTCTGGAACCAGAATACCGGCACGATCACTGGAATTTACGAGGTCAAATCTCGGAATTACTCCCGATCAAAACTGGAGTCAACCTATGGAAACCAATGGATGATCTCATGGAGCAAGCTCCAAGCGGCTCTTGATATCACCAAGCATACAAAGTTGCCGTTCTGGGGAGTGCTGCACTTGGAGCCTGACGGAATTGTCCTGATGGTTGAGATCTTTAATGAGAACGCAACTTGGGGATGCAATGTCCAGTTACGAGACAAGCTTGTAGATGGAGTCAATGAGCGCATGGCGTTCTTGAACATGGGAGAGGCTCGAAAACACAGCATCGCGGACAATCAAACTGAGCTTTTCTGATGCGCGATCTTGAGCGTGAAATCCTAGAGTTCCGCCGTCAGATCTACCGCCCGTCTCCACGGCAGACTGTGGTGGAATGGAGCGAGTCAAACCTGACGTTGACTCAACGGCAAACTGAGCATCCCGGCCCATTCTCGACCGCTGTCCGTCCGTATTGCCGTGAACCTTTGGAGTGTTGGAAAGATCCGTCTGTATCCGAGGTTACGTTGTGTTGGGGATCTCAAACCAGTAAGACAACGACTTTGATGGCTGGTCTGGCATGGGCTATTGACACTGAACCGAGTCCCGCACTATGGCTGATGCCAAGCGAGAATCTCGCTCGTAGTTTTTCAAAGTCTCGGTGGCTTCCGATGTTGGAAGATTGCGCTGCATTGGTTGCGCGATTCCCTGCGGACAAGGACCAGATGACAAATCTGGAACAGCAGTTTGACCGATGCACGTTGACCTTTGTGGGGTCTAACTCACCGGCAAATCTTGCCTCTCGTCCCGTCCGAATCTTGGTGGCAGATGAAGTGGACAAGTTCGCAGAAGCGACCGCGAAAGAAGCCGATGCATTGGACCTCGCAGAGCAACGACTTAAAGCGTTCTCAAGCTCCAAAGCCTTCTTCACCAGCACTCCCACAACCTCTGAAGGTCGAATCTGGCAGCGTTTCCTACGAGGAGACCAGCGACGGTATTACATACCGTGTCCGCATTGCTCCGAGTACATCAAGCTGGAATGGCGGCAGGTGACTTGGGACAACGCCAAGACCGAGGATGGAAGGCCAGACTGGCAGAAGATCCGGTCATCGGCACATTACGTTTGCCAACTTTGTCAGGGAAAGATCAATGACAGTCAGAAGGTCGCAGGGTTGAGAAACGGCAAATGGATTGCGGAAAATCAAGCGAGCCTTCCGAGTGTTCGATCTTACCATCTTTCGTCTCTCTATTCACCGGATCGAAAATGCACTTGGGGTCATTTGGCCGTTTCATTCTTGGAAGCAAAAGCATCCATGATGGGGTTGCAAGGGTTCATCAACGGTATGCTCGCGGAACCGTGGGAGAACCAAGAGAGCCAGCAAGAGAGGGTTGAAGTCGTCTCCGACTCCGGTCTCCCAGAGGCTCGACGATATCTTACCGCTGACGTGCAAGCCGCTGCACCGTTTGTGTGGTGGGTCTGTCGAGAGTGGAGCAAAGGCAATTCTCGCCTAGTCGCTGCCGGTCATGCGGACGATTTTGCCGCTCTCAGACGGGTTCAACTTCAATACAACGTCCATGACATGGATGTGGGTGTTGACTCCGGTTTTAACACTCAAGCCGTCTATGACGCTTGCGCTGAATTCTCGCAGACCAGCAGCAATCCAATTACATACCCATGCGGCCTACGCTATCCACCGGAAGGTGGACTCCGAAAGCCGATGCTCATTGGTTGGATGCCGATGAAAGGTCGAGAGACTGGCGCGAGATTCACCAGCAAAACCGGAGCAATCCATCCTTTCGGCATCACCACCTCGACATCCATGCGGACGGATGCTGTGCAGCCTCTGCTGGTATTCGACACCGAGCATATGCGAGAAGTGCTTCAGCGGCTCCGTAAAGGCTCAGAATCCCATCAATGGACAGTCTGTAGCCTACCGGCACCACTAGAGGCTGAGGGGGCATTTGCGGCTGACGCTGACACATACTGGAAGCACTTGGACTCTCACATCCTAAAGCCAACGGCTAACAGAGCGGGTCGAATCAAACATCTCTGGTTCAAGCGAAATACTCGTTGGCCTGACCATTTGCACGACTGCGAGCTTATGCAGTTGGCGATGGTGATGTTGTGGAACGATCTTGCATCTAGCACTTCCGAAAATTCTGGTGGTTGACAAGTCTTTCGCTCTGTGAATAGTCCGCGCAAGTGTTCACATACACTGTAGCGACCAAGCGAGCATACTTGCGTACCACATACGCAAGCAAAGGTGCTTTGACGCTATTGCAAGCGTTGACCGCTAAGCTTACCGTTTCCGCAAACTCTCAGGAGTCCGGTCAGATTGTTCGACAGACTTCCAGCAGCGATGTTTCGGTGGAATTCGCTGAACCCGGTAAAGGTACAGCAGCACCGATGGAAATGCTGGAGATGTGGGAATCTCTGTTGGGTGATTATGACTACGCTGTGACGCTATTGGCTGGAGACGGCATTACGAGTCCGACTGACCTGCAGATCTACAACAAGATGCTTGGAGCGATCTTGATAGCGACCACTCGTTATTTCGGAGACTTCACGCAGTTCCGTAGGGAGCCTACCACTCGGATGTCATAATGGGAATCCTAGCCACAATCCGAGAAAAACTCTTTCCTGCTCCCGCTAACAAGTACGAGGGAGCGAGTCAGTCGTTGCGTCGTTCGTATCTGGACACGTCTTACACTTCTGCTCGTTTTGACGTTACCAGTTCGACCCGACAAGCTATTGTCCGTAAGTCGCGTTTCTTTGAACAGAACAACGCGATTATGAACAGATTGGGGGATCTGTTTGAGTCATACACCGTTGGATCTTCGTTCTCCGTTCAACCCGCTTCTTCTGATCCCGCTTGGAATCTGAAGGCCAAGAAGTGGTTTGATATCTGGTGCAGATATCCAGATATCGGTTCCCGTCAGTCGTTCTCGACGCTCATGGGCCAAGCCGCCCGTGGGTGGTTCTATGATGGGGAAAGCTTTATATTGCTTACACGTGGAGAGAGCGGAAAGCCTCGGTTGCAGTTGATCGAAGCCCAATCGGTGGCGACTCCGGTTGGCATGGAGTCAGACGAGACCGTGTTTGATGGAATCCGCTTTGATCCGCGCACGGGTCGCGCTGTTTCGTATTTCATCGGTTCCGAGAAAACCCAAGGAAACCTCGTCGATGTTCGCTCCATTCCTGCGGATTCGGTCGTTCACATCTACGAGCCTAACCGGCCAGCCCAGCTTCGCGGTCTCCCATTTGTCTCTGCGGTCATCAATGATCTGCACGACCTCGACGATCTCCAAAAGCTCGAAATGGAAGCCTGTAAGCTTGGGGCTTCCGTCGCTCAAATCGTCAAAACCGTAAGTGGTGAAGTTCAAGCTTCTAGTCTCCGCGCTGGCATTGGCGCAAATGTAACACCTAACACTGCCGAGACGTATTACGAGCAGGTCTTTGGTTCTTCCGTTAAGGTTCTGAAGAACGGAGACACTTTCGAGCAATTCGCCACCGAGCGTCCCGGTGTGAATATGCGGGAATACTGGCGGCAACTGACAGAAAAGGTCTGTGCTGGTGTTGGTATTCCTTATGTTCTGGTCTATCCAGAATCCATGCAGGGAACGGTCTATCGCGGTGCGCTAGATATGTCCGCTGTTTGGTTCCGATCGCGCCATCAGGTCATGGCGTCTGCGGCTCGTCGCATTTACGAATACGTCATGGAGTATGCTATCAAGAGTGATCCCACTCTGAATGATGCTCCTTCTGATTGGTACGAAGTTTCAATCACTGCTCCTCGTTCTCCCAATGTTGATGTTGGCCGTAACTCGGCGGCTCAACTTGCTGAGTTGGAAGCCGGTGTTGTGACTTACGATGAAGTCTACGGTGCGCGTGGACTTGATTGGCGTTCTGCTCTTGAGGCTAAGGCTCAACAAGCTTTGTTTGTGCGTCAACTCGCTGACAAATACGGAGTTGATGTCTCTGAGATTTCGGTGATTCAGAAAGAGCGTCCTGCGGCTAGTGCTGCACCGGCTATTGACATTGAAGATGATTCTTCTGAATCTCCGTCGCCAGTTGCTCCGTCTGAAGGTGGATCGCAACCGCTTGTTGTAGAACAAACGGAGGTTACCGCTAAAGCCAAAAAGCAACGTAAGCCGCGAGCCAAGAAAACTGAATGAGCTTCACCAAAAAGACTGACTGGCTCTATTACGCACCGGCAAACTCTTCCGGTGAGACTTCAACCATCCAGATCTTCGACCAGATTGGTGAGGACTGGTATGGTGGTAGCGGTCTGTCTGCTAAGCAATTCTCGGATGTCTTGAATGAGATCGGAAATGGTCCGCTCTTGGTCGAGATCAACAGTCCCGGTGGTAATGTCTGGGACGGCCTCAGCATCTACAACCAGCTCCGAGGTCGCAAAGCTCCGGTGACCACTCGGGTTGTCGGAATTGCGGCATCCATTGCTTCCATCATTGCTCTTGCTGGTGATCGCGTCGAGATGGCCGATGCCGCTTTGATGATGATTCACGATCCGAGCGGAATGGCTTCTGGCACTTCCGAGGATATGCGGAAGATGGCTGATGCTCTCGACCAACACGCCGAAGTGCTGGTTGGAGTGTACGCTAAGAAAACCGGCAAGTCTCCTGAGTCGATCCGCGCTGCGATGAAGTCTGAGACTTGGTTCACCACCGCCGAAGCTCTTGCTTTCGGTCTGGTGGACAAACCGATCAAACAGCTTGCGATGGCTGCGAAGTGGCATCCTCGCGCTGTTACCAAGACCGCTCCCGAGACGGTCAAAAACAATCTTCGCCGAGGTCTTGAGCAGTACGCTGAAGGCTTGGCTGGAGAAGGTCTGGAGAAGCAGACCGTTCTGGAGGCTGAATCTCTGGTCGCTGGAGAGCAGCCCACCGAAGATAAAGTCGAGAAGGCGAATGCTTGGTGGGGACGCAATGAGCGATTCTTGGAAGCAGAGCCTAACACTCCTGCCGATGTCGCTGCCAACCTTTGGGGTGGTGCGGCTGGACGCGACTGGTTCCGCGCTCTCTACGCTCAGTTGGAGCGTGAAGAACTGGAGGAAGATGACGATTCCCCAGACGATAAGATTTCAGCGGATGGCAACAACGCCGTCAGCGAAAATGGCAAAGCTCCTTTGCCGCAACCAACACAACAACCCGACACAAATATGTCCGATAGCACTACTGTGACGGCTGCGGCTGCTCCTGCCGCTTCCGTTGATCTCGCGTCCATCATGGCGAAGCTCTCCGCTCTGGAAGCTTCGTTGAAGTCTCCCGCCGCCGCTCCTGCTCCCGAGCCGGTGCGTCCGGTGATTGAGAACCTCGGCAACCCGCTGCTGGAGAAGCATAAGAGCCTCCGCGCTGGTGCCGAGCGTCGCAAGTTCCTTGTGGAGAACCACAGCGAGCTTCTCCGTCAGAACCGCATCATCGCTCCCCAGAATGCCAACACCTTCGCTGCTGGTTTGATCGTTGATTACCTCGCTGATGCCGTCATCACCGAGATGGCTACCAAGCTGGCGATGGTTGGCGGCTTCACGCGCAACGTGGGTCTGGATAACCTCCGCCCCCGCGCTACGGTGCAGGTCAAAAAGTTCGTGCAGTCCGGTGCCTCGGCTACCGTTGACAATGCGACCAACTTTGAGACCAGCAACGACTCGCAGCTTGATGCGACCGCTGTGACGGTCAATCAGATCAGCAAGCTGTTCACCGTGACTCAGCAGGAGTTGAATCAGGGCTTTGCTCTGGCTGATCTCGCTGCCGGTTCGGCTGACGTGTTCGCTCTTGGCATCTCCAAGAAGATCACCGCTGTGATGACTGCCGCCAACTACGGCGCGGGAACCACTATCGGCACCGCTGCCAACTTCGACACCAGCGACCTTCCTGCGATTTTGGCTCTCGCCAAGAACTATCGCCAGAAGCTGCTGCTGCTGGATGGCGGACATTTGGCTCGTCTCCAGTTCTCTGCCGCTGCGAACACCTTCCCCGATGCTCGCTATGGCCCGTTGAACAACGGTTTCTTTGGCTTCAACAACATCTTGGAGCAGAACGACTGGACTGGTGCCATTGCCAACACTGCTGGCTTTGTCTGCGGTCAGGATGCCATCGCCATCGCTGCCGGTCTGCCGGTTGGCATGATCGCTGGCGAGTTCATCGAACAGCGCACCGTTGAGTCCACCAATGGTCTGTCGGTCCTGCTGTCCGTCTGGTACAGCCGCTCGACCCGCAGCCATATGGCGTCTTATGACATCATGTTCGGTGCGGCTGCTGCTGATAAGACGCAAGCCGAGGTTCTGATCACCGCTTAATCCTAAGGGAAATGCGTATCGCAACCACCATTGCAGTGGACAAGACCGGCAAGTCTAAGCTGGTGTCTGGTCCCGATGTTAGTGCGGATCTCCAACGCACCAACTTCAACACTGCTTCTGTCCCCGAAGGAGGCAAGCTTGTCCTGTGGATTCAGGGAGCCTTAGCACCGAAAGTCCGAAAAGGTTAACCTAAAATTGGGGAGGCTGCTGGAAACTTCCGGTGGCCTCCCCTCTAACCAGATTTCAAAATGTCCGCTTACCAGTCAGATGTAGCAACGCAGGATTCGATGGGTCATCAGGGTTTCACTCTGGTGACCGGCACCTCCGCGCAAACTGCGGGATACATCGCAATCCAGACCATCACCGCGACCGTGATCTCGTCCATTGCTGGCACTGGTATTACCGGCACTTGGAGCGGGACCACCATTCCCGCTGGCATCACCATCGTGGGTAAGATCTCCAGCTTTACGCTGACGAGTGGCGCGGTCATCGCCTACTTCGCTCGCGCCACAACCTGATGACACTCGCGCTCTCACTGCAACTGTCCACGTCGGATGATGCGATCGAAGTCGCGTATCCTGCGATGGACCGTTACCTGATGCAGGAGGACGCGACCTCATTCGTTCTCCAAGAGGACGGCACTTCTAAAATCGTTTTCTCACTCTCCACCGACTAACTTCCTGACCTATGGCAGACTCTAAGATTACAGCCCTGACGAGCATCGGAGCCTCTACCGATCCCGCGAACGATCCGCTTGTGTTGGTGGACGTTTCCGATACGTCTATGGCCGCAAGCGGAACGACCAAGAAGGTCACGCTGAACCAACTGCTTGGTGCAAGCGGCACCGCCACGCTCGCGTCCGCCACCATCACCGGCGATCTGACGGTGGACACATCGACGCTGAAGGTGGACAGCGCGAACAATCGGGTGGGTATTGGGACGGCGACGCCTGACAATCAGTTGTCTGTTCGCGCAGCTTCGGTTGCCACCATTGATGTCAGAGGAGGAGTTGGTGGCGCAGGCGCGCTTCAGATTTCTGGAAATGGCACTACACTTGGAACAACTAGTTTTGATTTAATTCAAAACAGTCTTGGCGCTCTTGTTTATCAAAGAGATGCGCTTCCGTTGTTTTTCTATGTCAATGGTTCCGAGCGGTATGCGATATCGTCTAGCGGCGTAGCCACTTGGTCGAACGTCGGCGGAGTCGCTGGCACCGCCATGACCCTCAACTCCACGGGGCTGGGCGTGGGGGCGACACCGAGTGACAGGTTGCATTTGGGTCCGGCTGGAAACATCCGACTTGAGAATACGCTCGGCGGAACTGGAACCTATTCTCAGATCAGGGTGTACAACAACACCGCACCAACCAATCCTGCGGCTGCAATCAGGTTCATCCGTGATATCGCTTTTTACGGAAACGATGGAACCATCTGTTTTGATACTCGCAACGTCGAGCGGTTGCGAATTGATAACGAGGGCAACGTCGGCGTGGGGGTTACGCCGAGTGCGTGGAATAGTGCCTATCGGGCCATTGAAATCGCCAAAACCGGCAATGCCATTTTCTCAAACAACGCTTCCAACAACAACATTCTGTTCACGCAGAATGCCTATTATGATGGAGCTTGGAAGTACGGTTACACCGCGTTTGCCGCTCATTACGAGATCCAGAATGGAGCGCACAAGTGGTACAACGCTGCGAGCGGTACTGCTGGCGGTTCGATTAGCTGGACCCAAGCGATGACGCTCGACGCGAGCGGGAATCTGTTGGTGGCAAAGACCGCTAATACCCTAAGTGCTATTGGAGGTGTTCTCCAAGCCAACGGAGTTATTGTTTCAACCCTTGCTGGATCTACCAACTCAACCGACACGCTTGACGTTTATTCTAACGGAGCCGCTGCTTACCGATTTTATGTCGGTATGGGAGGAACCGTCTACGCCACCAACACGACCATCTCGGCAATCTCTGATGCTCGACTGAAGGAAAATGTGCAGGATATTGATGCTGGCCTCGGTGCGATTCTCGCACTTAAGCCGCGCAAGTTCGACTGGAAGGCAGGTAAGGGTAAGGACATCAAAGGCGACAGGGGTTTCATCGCTCAGGAGTTTGAGCAGGTGTTCCCTGATTTGATCGATACTTGGAAAGATCCTGCCCCCGAAGGCGAAGCTCCCTACAAGTCCGTTCGCCAAGACCTCATTCCTGTGTTGGTGAAAGCCATTCAGGAACTCACCGCCCGTGTTGAAGCACTCGAAGCCTAATCTACCATGATTACCATCAACTGGATCATCGAACGCCTGTTGGTCAAGCCGACCGAAGGCGACAAAACCGATGTCGTCATCACCGCCGACTGGCGTTGCAACGGCACTCAGGATCAGTACAGCGGCACCTGCTACGGCAGCGCGTCGTTCGCTCCTCCGACCGGATCGTTCACTCCGTATCCTGATTTGACGCAGGAACAGGTATTGAGCTGGTGCTACGCCAACGGAGTCGATCAAGC